ACGGAGGCCACTTGCGCGGAGATGGTTGCTGTCGCTGTGGCGCTGCTGCCACCACCGCCTGAGATCACGACTGTCGGCACAGTCGAATATCCCGTCCCGCCATCGTTTACAGCAATCGAGCTGACAGCACCGCCCGAGAGGGTAACTGTTGATGTTGCGTCACTTCCACCGCCCCCGGTAAACGTCGCCTCGGTGTAGGCCATCTGGACGCTCGATCCCAGAGCCTCGACACCGTTCACTGTGATGCTGGTGATCGCACCTTTCGTGCCACCCGTGACGGTGTACTGGCCGGAGGCGCGACCATCAAACAACTGCGTCACGCGGGCAGTGTCGTAGTAATGATTCAGAGAACCGTCAGCGAACTCTGCGACGGCGTATGTCTTACCGGAATAAATCTCTACGTCTGCGACCCGCGATAGCGCGGTGCTGCTAATAGTCGGATGCACCAGTCGTTGATAAGTCAGATTGGACGGAGCGCCCGCCGGCAGACTGACAGATGCAACTGATCCAAAGGTGTACAGCGTATCTGCCGATGCTGCCAGCCCAGCGGTATCAGTCGGCAAGGTGCATAACTCCACAAAGGCTGGTCGCTTTTCGATCTCACCACCACGGGTGATATGCGCGTTCTTTAACTCCGTCAACGTGCCTGGAGTGGCCGTAACATCCATCCGACGCCCGTCAATACCACCTTTGAAATTTTCAACGACGATATAAGGCATCAGGTAATAATTGCCCCTTTCAATCGGGGTTCCCGTGCTGCTGGACTAGCGCCCATCACAAAGGTGTTACTTTTTGATATTCGCGCCTTGATCCGTGCGTAATGGGCCTGTGCCTGCTGGAACTTGACATCAGCATCACCGCCTTTGTTTCTGGCTAGGATTTCCGCAGCAGCGAAAAGCACCAGAAGATGATCGTCCAGATCAGCGGTATCCGCTCCATCGACAAGGCTGGAGAGATTCTTGGTGCCGACGATTCGGAAGTAACCGTTAAGGTCAGTGGGCGTTCCGTTTGTATTCGGAACGGGCCAAACCTCAAACTGGGTGTCTGAGTAAATCTCCCAGTTCCTGACAGGCCACCCCGTTTCGGATTCATCGCTATCATGTTCGGCCAACTGGTGCGGGCCGATCCCATACTCGAGGGGCGTCCAGTAACCGCCATCCTTGAACTCGACCCGCTCTATACGGTCAACGTCTATGTTCGACGGCAGGTTGTAATAACGCAACGCGGAGGATGCTGCAATGTCACTTTTGATACGCAAGAACGGCCATGAGAAGTCTTCCCATAGCCGTCTCTGCGTCCTTTGCAACAGATTTACAAGTACGTCACGATTCGCAGCGCCAAGGCTTACCGATAAGGAATAACCCGCCTCTGCCCTTAACTGTTCGATCAGGGAATTAAGTGTTGTTCCTCTAGCCATGCGCTACCCTCATTTGGAGCCACCGTAACTGTCTGCCGGTTTCCTTTCGATCTTCGACGTCACAGCCGGCGGGTCGAGAGACTTCACCTGTGCTTCTGGTATTTTTAGTTCAGTAAACTTGGTAGGTAACTGCCCGTATGGCCCGAACGTCGTACTGACCACCTCTGGCCCATATTTGAGTTGCAGCGTTTCCCGCTCATGGTCATTCTCAATCGTGGCATCTTCTCCGGTCTTGGAGATATTCCAGATCGCGTCATGCCCATGCACTCGCCTCAATACTTCTAACTCAGGCACGGTCAATAAATGAATAACAACACTGTTCCTGATGTCACCGCCAAGATTTATTTCGGCACTAAAAATTTCCATAGTTTTTCCTCTTACGCTTGGGTGTGCGAGTTGAAGGATTGGGCGGGGATCGCTCCCCGCCCTTTCCCGGTTTTTGAGACTGATTACTCAACCTGATAGACGCCGTGGCAATTCAGCATATTGGCAGCCACAACCGCTGTGGTCGTGATTGCGCGATACATCACATACTGGTTCGCTGGGCGAGTGGGTGAGTGGCGCTTCATCTTCTCGCCATCCATGTACATGAGGTACAGATGGTTGGTGTCGAGGATGTAGCAACGCTTCGGATAGTCAACGATAGTTGCACCCGAACCAGAGGTTCCCATGTCATCAAGCGAGGGATCGTACTGGAAGGTAATTCCGTTGTAGTTGATCTCCCCGATTGAGATATCGGCGCCTTTGGCAAAACCCGTCTGGGTGTAATTGCCGTTGTCTCTCAGTTCCTTCACCAGACGGTCAAGGAATGTCGAGCCACAAAGAGCAATGTTTGGACGACCACCGTACCGACGCAACTGCCTCATCTCTGTGTGGACAGTCTCCACCAGATCAGCAGATGCAGCGATCTTGCCAGCACCGATCTTGGCACGGTTGCGCCAGTATTCGTTGCCGGAAGTTGCACGGTTGATACCACCCACCGTACCGGATGTTGGATCGTCGGTCACAAGCGCCCGGATACCTGCGATTGCTTTCGCATCACTGGTGCCGTCTCCCCAAAGGAGAGTATTCATGCCCCGTGCGTAGCCTTCCATCATGTCCTCGAGTTTGTCCTCGAGAAGATTGGCCAGCATGGTCATGTCACGCTTGCTGTGCTGTGAAACGTCGGCGCCATCGGTATCAACAACAGAGATGCCGTCGTGCTTCAGTTCCGTGTGAGTGAGCGAGATACCAGCGTGATGCTCACGCCAGGTGTAGTTCGCTCGGACAATGTTAGCGGGGTTTGCATAAGTCACTGTGTCGTTATGCGTGTAACCCGCAACGCTTGTGGTGTACGCACCCTTCACAGCCAGATTCACATCGCCTTTACCGCCCGGAAAAGATTTGGATTTTCCGTCCATGGCTTTGAGAAGTGGCTTGCTCTGGATGGTCTGCGACAGTACATCGCCACGATCAACATAAAAGTCGAGCGCAGCGTTAGCAATGTTCGCAAGTTCGCCTGCTGAAAATGCCATCGTTAATTAGCCCTTTAAAAGAATTGATAAATTGAGCGTTATCGCCTCACGGCCTGTTCCATTGCCTCTTGTAGAGACGCAGGCGCAGGGATCGGCGTTCCGCTCACCTTACCGCCTCCGACTGGTGTACTGGCTGCTTGGGTTCAACGCTAAATTTGCGTAAATGATCGTTTACGGACTCATACGCTTCTTTAGCCATCGCAACCCCTTCATCAACCGTTCGTGGTTGGCCCCGTTCTGCAACCATGCCTCTCACCCGATCAGAGATCAGTGTTTGTTTCATCTCAAAATCAGGGTCGGTCGATCTTGTCGTGCTTTCCCATGAAACAACGGCGTTCTGAATCCGGGCCTGTTCCGCTTGGGCGCTCTGCTGCTGTGTACTGACCTCTCGGCCTTTCAACATCTCAGTCTGCATTCGCGCCTGCGCTAACTCTGCTGCCGTGTCTTGGTCTATATAGCCCTCGTTGAGTCTTGACTCAATATCTTCGGGCAAGACCTCGCCGGTATAGCGTCCCAGATTCTCCAAATGAGGCTTCATAGCCTCTTTGGCTGCAAGTGGATCATTCTTCATCAGCGCCATGATCTTGATGCCTTCTGCCATTTCATCGGGCGTCAATTGGTTCTGATTCATAAAGTCGATTACTTGGTCAAACTGTCCCGCTTTGTCCTTGTAATCTTCCGCTTGCTGTTTGAACTCCTTTCGTTCTTGGATTACCTGACGAAATCGTGGGTGCTTGTTAAACGGTACGTCTTTGAAGTCCTCGGTTTCCTCGGACTCGTCAAGGCGAACGTCTACAGGCTCCGACTCATCATCTGCGATGGCGGTGACTGATTCCGCTTGTTCCTCTGTAGGCTCTGGATCGTCTTCTTTCGGCTTTACAACGTCCTCAAGAACACTCAGCAAATCCTCAGGGGATTCAGTCTCATCACTGGACGGCGGTGATTCATCAACCTGCGATGCTTCTACGGGCTGTGGTTCTACGTCCGATACACCAGTGGACGGTTCTGGTGCCTCTTCAACGGCATTTTCGGCCATTCGTCCTTACTCCTGTATGAATTGTATATTAATGTCAGCCACTTAGACTGACATTCGAGACACAATTAAACATTGTTAGCGCCCATTGGTGCTGTCGAACCTTCAGGTTGGCGCGGATCGGGCAACTGGTTAGTACCACGTTGCCCCTGTTGTGAAGGTGCGTTTCCAGGCGTGGCTGTTACTTCCTGTCCTACAGCCATTGCCTGTTGAATCGAGTTTTGCGCTGCGATACTCAACATTCCATCGTTAATCGCCCTATCAATATCAAGTTTGTCATCCATGCGTTTCAGCACTTCTTTGACCAGCCACACTGGGTCGATCCCAGGCATCTGTAATAGGAACGGAAGTATTCTTTCGAGGTTTGCCAGTTCAGCAGCTCGATTTGGTTTGCCGGTAGATCCCGCCTCGATCTCAAGATAAATTTCTTCTTGAATCTGTTGGTGAGAGAACTCTGGCCAAGTGGCTCCCGGGCCTGCAATGTTCTTGACCTGATCTATCGACATTTCCTGTAGCAAAATTTGCCCGGAGAGTCTGGCGATCTCCGTCATAAACGAATCCAGTTCATCGACGTTGGCGCCCATGCTGGACATCCGCGCACTCTCAGCAATCGACGTCTCTGTTGCGGTCGCTTTGGAGACGCCACCGAATGTGGCCTCCTGGGCTCCGACTACAAGTTGAATGTCATCAAAAATCGTTTTGACTTCATAGAGGTTCGGGTCAATGCCAATCATCGGCACGGGTTGTAGTACGTCCGTGACCTTCTGGCCCGCTGCAAGTGCCTGTAACTCAAGCACCGCGTTGGCCGGGTGCATTTGAAGTTTTGCGCGATCTTCGTCCTCGAGCATCCCCGCTGCCGTCGCGTACTTGGGCCGGTTGGCTCGGCGATGCTCCCGCAATCCCTGTCGAGCGCGGTTGTACTCGGCCTGCATCGGTGCGATCAGCCCGACGTCAGAAACAGGGTAGAGTTTTTCCTTGTGTTCTGACTCGTTAAACGTGAGACACATCACCGGCCAGAAGGTTTCGAGTTTCATTGGCGGTGCAATCGGATCGGTAAGGAAGTCAGGACAACCATCTGCGACGACGTACATCAGGCCGGACGGTTTATCGTAGACCTCGTATACACAAACCAGATTGGTGCGGGTATCCTGATGCTCATCAAACTCGGTAACGTCTGAATACATCTTCCGATCTTCCGCGACACCTTTCATGTCGTAACGAATGGCCTTTTTGCTTACATCGTACCCATAGACTTCTTGCACCTCATCAGGTGAGAGGTACATTTTGTGCGCGATCCACTTTGCGCCAACAAAACCACGCAACTGACTCGCCATTGGGTCAACGATGACGGCATCCGGCTCTGGGAAGTCAAAAATCAGCCCTTCGCGGACGATCATCATCTGCTCGGACATTAAAGATTCGAGCATTAAGCGTAATTCTTCTAATTCGGCGTCGCCTTCGTTCAAATCACCCTTGGCAACGTCTCCAGCAAGGCGTTGAAGCCGGTTAATCTGCGCTGTGACGTCGTTTATCCGCGCTGCGACCTCTGGACGGCGCTCCATCTGCCTCTGAAAGCCGATTTTTACGAATCCGCAGCCGGTCGTGATGACCCGTCGCACCAGAGCCTTGGCTTGCGTCTTGAAATCCGGGTTCTGCTCGTCCATGAAGTAGGAAAAAAGAATCTCAAGGGTCTTACCGATCCGCTCGAGCATCTTCCGGCGTTCCTGACCTTGCGAGTAGTCCTCAACAATGGACTGAGCCTTGATATACATGGGCGCCAACGTGCCACCTGTCGGATCGCCGATCTGATTCGCTGCCTGGACACCCATCATGGCGCGTTGCAGGGACTTGTTATCCTCATCCCAGATCGAAAAATCCATCCGTTCGCGTCTTTTTGCAGTCGCTTTAGGATTCTTCGCGTAGAGCGCAGCCGTTCTCTGCTGAATGTGCCGGTTTACGATGTTGGCTGTATACCATTCATCCGACCAGTTGGAGTCGTGGCCGTCAAACGCGAGTTCCATATCCCTTTTCATCTGCTTGAACGCAGGTTCGTGGAACTTCTCGCCTGATTTGACCTTGCCAAGAACCTGCTTGACG